AATCTAAGGGAATTATCAATGCTATAACCTGCGACTGCACCATTCCCACCTAGAATAGGGAAAGTCATTTATAGTTCCTCTGGAAATTCAGCTAATGGTCTTGTAAAAGTACCATCATCTTGTTCTGTGTATTCGTATAATGTCTTTAACGCATCTACTGTTGATGCACCATCAATCTGAGTACACATTTCATTAGCTTTAGTTCTAACATTAGTTCTATAAGTAGAAACATCACTAGGAATAGTTTTAGTGCTATCCTCTGTATTTCTAATCACATACCAATCATATTTAGAAAGTAATCCGTTTGCTTGGTCATTTATTCTTTGTTTATGTTGTGGTTTTAATCCATATTGTTTGATGTCACCAACTGAAACATCACTAGGCATATCCTCATCACCCTCTGCCCATAAAACATCATCTAAAGGTTTTGCAGTGGCAGTTCCATAACTTCCTGTGACAGTACCACTAGAATAGGCATAACTAACATCAGTATTGATATAAAACGCCTCATCACGCTTATTAGTTGTATCCATGACCACTTCATATATGCCAATCGCTTCTCTTTCAGCATTTGACCATAACGTAAAGATTGTTTTCGGATATTGATTACCATTGAGTTCAATTCCTTTATTAGAATTTACTATCCTAACAAAAGCATCATTTTCTACTAGTGCAAACATCAGCTTGGATTTAATGACCTTCCTACCTCATAGAGGTTTGTTCCGTTTGATTGAAAAATTAAAATATCTCTAGCACTTGCAGTCGTTGTTAATGTCGGTGCAGTTCCTGCAGTGAATTTAAATACTGAGTTAAATGTAGCAGTTCTTGAGCCTGTTCCGTCTTGGATAATTATTAAAGCATAAAATCCACCATCAATGAGATTTGTAGGTGCTGCAAAAGTTCTATTCCCACCTAAAGTCACTTGGGCTACTTGGATAGCTGATGTATCCCAATTTATAGTTGCTCCGTCTGTCAATGTTCCTGTAGGGGAATAAGCTACATTATCAAATAAAATTTTACCTGTTCCGTTAGGTGTAAACTGTATATTTCCGTTAGATGTAGATACAAAGCTATTTGAGTTCACATCTAAATCACCACCTAGTTGAGGGGATGTATCGGTGACTACATCAATAGCACTATCTACAAGATTGACTGTATCATTAGCCATGTCAAAAGTTGCGAATGATATCCACGCATCATTATCTGCGTTTCTAAATTTTAAAGTAGTTGTTGATGAGTCATACCACCATTGATATGCGTAAGTTGTTGAGGGTGCAGTTGCATTAGAATTGTTAGATACAATAGCTGATAAAGCATTGTTTAAATCACTTCTAAATGCAGGGAAACCTTGATTTGCAATATTATAGTCGTGTGTTGCCATGTTTTATTCCTTTTTAATGTCCTTTCGCTATATAGTCAAATGTTTTACTAATTGCAGTACCACCACTGTTTTTAAATGTAATATCAAACCCACTTGTTGATTTAGATGTTATCTCATAAAAATCACCTGTTGCCAACCCTTGTGCTGATACACCAATAGCAGGTGTTGAAATAAATATAGGTGAGAATGTAATTGATTTTGTTCCTGCACCAGAAACCACATCATTCTCAGATACTAGACGTTCAATCATATCAGCATCTACAGATAGTGCTGATACCACAGGAGTTGCGGAGTTATCTAAACTCTGCATGATTAATCTAAATTTAAAATACCTTGCGGAATAATCACCCACATTGAAATTTCTAAATGATGTATAAGTTATATTATCAGTAGATGTAGCAATTTCTAAATGGCTAGATGCGTTCACAGATGCGTCACCATCAAAGTTAGATGCTTGGTCGTCAAAGTTTCCTGCTACGTTATCAAACAATCTATCTCTGTCATCTGTTGTTTGGGTAATATTAGCAGTCAATCTAGTTGTTTGTGTACTACCTAAATCAATAACATTGGCAAATTCATAAGTTCCAGAACTTGGCACATTGTCATTTGTTGTACCACCATCAAAATTTCTTGTGGTTATGTCATCAAAATTATCAGTCGTATTATCATCAAACTGTTCAATGCTATCTAGTTCTAAAGTATTATCTACTGCAACAACATTCGTTTTTGTTCCTGTAAAGTTTGGATTTTCTGTAGCAGTATTGGCATTAGTAAAGTTTCCAATAGCAGTAATATTGGTTGTGATGATAGCTTCATTAGATGAGAAGTTGCCTAGTTTATCTACTGCCTTGATAAGATAGCTACCTGTTCTAGCAGGTACAGTCACAGATGTTGCAGGTCTTGACACTCTGTTAATTAATGTAAAACTGTTTTGCCATTCTGGATTAACTGTTTCTGTAGTGAAGTTAATGACATAATAGTTCAAGTCAGCATCAGGAATACTCTCCCATGATAAATGTGCATCACTACCTACAATGTTAATAGCGAAGTCTTGAACATCACTAGGTGGCTCAATCTCACCTACAATATCTCTAGTAGCACTAACTGATGTACTTTCTACACCTAATGAATTGATAGCTTTAACACGCACTGTATAATTATCACCAGAGATAACATTCAATACTCTATGGAATAAATCTACTGTTCCTCTACTATGAACAATAAAATTAGTATCGGCAGTTCTTTTATATTCTACTTGGTATTCTCTCACAAAATTATCGGTAGATGCACCAATCGTAATATTCAAGGCAACAATAACTGTTCCATCATTGTATTCTATTAATTCATCATCAAGGGTGACAGATGCGGGTGGTTGAACTGTAAATGGGTCTGGAAAATTAGTATCGCCAATCGTATCTTGTTCAGCAATCGTGGTAAATGTGTACCAACTATCTTGATGTTCTTGTAAAGATAAAGATGTAGTAAAATTAGAATTAAGTGTCATTCCACTAACTCTGAATTTTTTATTTGTCATGCCTAATATAGTTGATGTGACATTTACAATATCGCCAATAGCTAAATCTAAAGATTCATAATTGGCAGTTAATCCTAGCTTTAAATTGTTTCTACTTCTTTGAAGTATAATTTTTCCAAATTCATGTGCTTGATAAGGTGAATTAATTGTATCTAAGGTGACATTACCTTCTTGTAAAAAACCACCATCAGCAGTCTTTAATGTGGCATGGTCGGTATCATAAACAATCGTATCAGCTTGGTAATTTTTTTCTGGATTAACAAAGTTTACTAAAACTCTATTATATTTTTGGTCTTTTCTTTCACTCTCTACTTTGATGCCACCAATAATATTATCTTCATTAAGAGTAAAGGCGGCAGTTCCTGTGCTTTCTATGATAAGTTTATAATTGCCTTGAACATATGGCATCAAACCTCTCATACCTCTAAGTAAAGTTTTTACATTGTCTAGTATTTTTTTATTAGTATTTAAAACCGCATTACATTCAAATAATTTACCTGTTGTTCCTGTATAGTAAGTGACTGTGGTATCTGCTATTTGTGATGCCGCATAAAAGCTAGGAATATCTATTTCTGTTAATGGAATACCTTTTCCATATCTTTCATTTCTTAAAAAATCTAATAAGACAAATGCGGGGTTAGTGGAGTATTGCCCTGTGGTTTCATTACTACTACCATCAAATGTAGATATTTTTCTACCTTGCACTTTTACTTTAACATCAGGGATGCCTGTATATTTATCCGCATCCCATTCAAATCTAAAAGCTACATAACAAATTCCAGATAATTTATGATTACTACCCCAATTTGTTAGTGTTGATAAAAGACTAGATGCTGATTGCCCGTCAGTACCATAAAATGGTTGTGCCTTAACAGTTGCCGCATATTTACTATCATTAGATGTAATTTCTGTACCATCTGCAAAACTACCACTAAAAGTAACAGCATCATCATTTACTTTAATTTGTGTAATTGCATTAATCTCACCTTCACATAAGACTAATGCCATATAAAGATATTTATTGTCAGTTCCACTCGTTTCAATGAATACCCTATTGCCGCCAACTAGTCTTTCACCATAAACTACAGGGATTTGTGCATTGTTAGATTGTTTATTAACTAAAGTTCCCCTAATTTCCTCTACTTGTGGTAAATCTGGAACTTCTGGGATATCAATAAACCAAGATACAACCTTTTGTACCGCTTCTTGAATTGGTTTGATTATTTCTGCCATTGTTTATTTACCCTAATAATTCTATTGTTTCTAAATGCTTTTACCCAGACTATCTCTTTATCATATTTTATGTTTCTCGCAAAATCTTTACACCAATTAACCATATCCTTTATATTTTTACTACATACAAAATTAGCAACACATAAATTATCACCACAGTTCCAATTACCATAATCAATCACCCCATGATGTAAAAATTTATTTTTAGTTATATCGTTAAGAAATGCCCAGTTTACAAATCCCGTAATTTCTTTGTCTTTAAATATTTTGTATTGATTTAACGTAAAACTTGGGTGTAGGTGATGTTTTAAATCTTGGTTTGAGTATTGGTAATATTCTTTAAATTTTTTTAAAAACTCAATAACTTCAATCAAGACCTTCCCCATTTGATATCTTGAACTGTCTGTCCTGCAAATTCAAATCCTCTATCAGATGCAAAAAATCTTTGTTGGCTTCCTTCGTTTGTTCTTCTACCTGCTATTCTACTAAAATCAGAAAAGTGAGAAGTACAGATTAAAGAAATAACTGCTTTGTCAGTGTCTATTCTGAAACTTTCTATATAGCCTTTATCATAGTTGTAAGTATCTATTAACGCATCAGAACTATTCAATAATCCAATATCAATAGTCACGATATCATTAGCTACATTGTTATTTAAAATAATAGATGTAAATGCACTGTCTACTGCTGATAGATTGACTGTAAAGTTAGAAACATTTATTTCAGCACTTTCTGCTTTATTAGTAATAGATAATAAATGCCCACTAGCAGTGTAGCTATTAGAATTGTGAGTTATGTCTTTGTAGTGATTTGTAATTCTTTGTGGTGTTGGAAATAGTATTTCTACTAATAAAATAGGTTTTATATTATTTGTTGCTAATTCATTCTTTAAGGCAGTAGATAATCCTCTAGCCATTACAGAGCCTCTATGAAATCAACTTCAAATTTATATAAATCTAAATCGTCTGTATTAAACTGCTGAATGTCATTAGTTAAACGAACAGTAAATTCAACTCCGTCATAGGTAACAGAAGCATTATCTGATAAGGCATCTCTAAGTGGTGGTTCAATAGTAAGTGTAGCTTCATTAGAACCATCAGCGGTTGCATCACTCACTATCATGTAAACTTTACTACTTCCTCCAAACTTAACAAAGTCACCTGCTTTTAAAGTTCCTGTCATAGCATCAACTGTTATTGTAGTGTCACCTGCTGTATGTGCACCATTAACTAATACTGTTCCAGACACATCACCTTTAGCGTTTTTTAAATCTGGTAAAGCAATTTGAAATGTTTCTTTTTGACTTCTTTGTTTCATGATAAAAGCTATGACAGGTGCAAAATCACTTCTTCTCATAGGTGGATATGTTGCGGAAAACTTAAATCTTTGTCCATCAACTTGAACTGAAAACATCTTTCCACTATCAGTAGTAGATGTAATTGTTTTTTGTTCTGAACCAAAACCGATTGACCTAAACTCTGGTGATGTTGGATAAGTACCACTCATTAAATTAACGCCTCTTTTCCTTGAGTATTCAATGCATCATTTATCACATTAACAATAACACTTCTACGCTTTAATAATAAATCATCAAAACCTTCAGTGTCATTAGCCATAATATTTACATTAACTGTTGTTTCACCCATATTACCTAGTTTGTTATTAGGTATTATAGTTCCTGCTGTATCTGGCACAAAAAGTTCAGCACCTCTCTCACCCACTATTGAAGGAGTATTAATTGGTGGTCGCCCACCTTTTTCAAATCCTTTAATTTTATTTACAAAACCCATACCTACACCAATAACACTTGCGGCAGCGGCAATATTAAATGGAAAAGGAACAGAGCCTAAAGCCTTCGCACCTGCTTGATAAGTACTGCTTAATGCTTTTGTTATTGCATCCATTTTAAATAATATTTTTGCTTTACTAATGGCGGCAGTCACTGCTTCACCAATTAAGGCTTCTACTAATGCTCTTTTAACTGCATCTGAAAAACCCTTCATATCTAGTTTTCCTGTAATAACAAAATCTGCCATAGTTTTCTTTAATGAATTAAATGCAGTTTCACCTGCTTTTTGGAATCCATCAAAAACACTTTTATCCATAGCATCATTAAATCCCTTATTAAATTGTTCAAATGCTGATAATTGTTCCTCTATGGTTTTATCTGATTTATTTAGTGCATCTATGTAAGCATTACCAAAAGCTGATGATTGTTGACTTGCCAAGGTAAGACTATCTGTAAAACCATCTACTGTTTTTTCTGCTAATAATACAGAAGTCATATAAGCACCACCAAAAGCTGATGCTTGTTTATTAACAAGTTCTGTTGAAGTTTGGAAACCTCGATTAAATTCTACAATTTTTTCATTCATTCCAGTAAATCCAACTTTTGTATCTTCAAGGAATTTTGTAAAGTTTTCGGATTTAAAATTAGCAATTACTAATTGTGCTTCATCAATAGCATCTCTTAATATAAGAACGTCATTAACTCTTTTTATTAATCCGTCTGTGGCTTCGCTAAAATCTATGTTTGCTATATCTTTGGCTTGTATTCCAAAATTTTCAAGAAACAGCATTTCTTTTCTTTGAAGTCTATCTTGAAGTGAGGATAATACTTCTTCAGCTTCTTCTAAACTTTTAACATCAAGAAGTTCTTTAGAAGTAGTAGGAACTTGATTTAATAAATCTTGAATTTGTCCAATTAAGAAACTTACTGTTGTAAAAGCTATTGTTCCCTTTTTACCAAATAATAATACTGAGATAATTCCAGAAGTTTGAACAAATGTAGGTAAAGAAGTAAAACCTGTTATTGTTGTTCCTAATCCATCAGCAATAGTCTTAACCGCAGGTGCTACACTTTTAATAGCTGATGATGTTGTTTTAATTGCACCTGCAAAGTTTTCACCAATAGCAGTTGCTATATCTTTTATCTGTTGTTCATTTTGCTCTAAGAAAACATTTAAATCACCAAATTCACCTTTGAGTTCATCAAAGAAACCTGCTGCAACATCTTTTTGAAAATTAAAATACTTATCCCCAATCATTGAGATAGTACCTTCAAGGGTTGTTGCTAAATCTTTTGTAGCATTTGCAAATTGTCCATCACCTGCAAACAATTCTTCAAATCTAGCTATAGTTTCTTCAGCAGTAACTTTAGCACCTGCTTGGAAACCTAATAAGGCTCTAACACCTCTTTCTCTAAATAAATCTGCCGCACCAATACCACCAGAAAAGGCTCTTTGAATTTGACTAGATGTTGTTTCAAAATCTAATCCTGTAACAGCGGCTACATTACCTGTAATTTCTAATATTCTATTTAAATCATTAGCATCTTTAGCAACAACAGCTAGATTTCCAGATGCCCTAGATATTTCTTCAAGAGAAAATGGAACTTTACCTGCAAATTTTGCAAGATTATCAAATGCTATTTTACCTTCTTCAACTGAACCAAATAAGAATTTAAAACGAACTTGTAGGCTTTCTACTTCTTTTCCTACATCAACAAATGATTTAACAACTGCACCTGCACCAAGTCCAACTAATGCACCTTTTAAACTAAAAACAGATTTTTTTACATTTCCTAGATTTTTTTGAACACCAGTTAAGGCTTGTTTCGTTTTATCTTTAGCGAGAATGTCAATAATGAGTTTTTTAGTCATTATCTTCTTTTACCTTGCATCCTTTGTTTATTCAATGCTTTTTGTTCTTCTTCGTGTTTGAGATTATAATAAGCTACCCACATATTATATTCTTCTACAGGGATTTGCATTATTTCCCCAATAGTTTTGTGTAGCTTCTCTGCTAAGAAAAAATGAAATCTAAAATCTGAATTAGAATTTAGTTTTTTTTTAAGGTCTTGGTATCTTCAGTGGATGGATTTAATATCTCACTAGAAACCCTAGCAATAATATCTGGGTCAACAAATTTTTTCATTCTAATCTTGCTTTGTAAATCAAACATCTTTTGCCCATCTTTGGTTTCTGCTTTTTTTACAATAACATCAATTAAAACAGTAAGGTCATTATCAGTTGTACCTTTAAAAATTTCTGCTTTCTCAAGTAACGTAAAGGGTTTAACGTAAATAGCGTCGTCGCCTACTAAACCCCATTCCTCCACCTCAATAATTTTTATCTCTTGGTGTTTAAAGTGCTGAATAGCACCTTCCAAATAATCTTTTGACATAAATTATTATACAGTGTTGTGAGTTACGCCACCTGAGATTTGGAATGTAAAGTTTCTTGTAATTGTGCCATCCATAGTAACTGCTACATCTGCACCCGTTACGATTGCAGTCGCTGTGTAGTATGCATCACCTGCATCTGCACCCTCTGGATATAATTCCAAAGTTGCACTTGTACCAACATCTAATGCTTCTTGACCATTAGTATCAGTTTCATCCCAGTGACATTCTACAGTTGCAGTTGCATCTTTTCTTAATACCAGATAACTTTTTGCTGAATCTGTAAGGCTTGTATCCTCTACAGTGTCATTTGTTTCTGATAATGAAAAGCCTGTGACTTCAGCTACAGTATTTGAGCCATTCCACTTTACAAGTCCGCTTGTTCCGACGTGTGTTGCCATTCGTTTACTCCTTCTTGTTTATCTTCATCTACTTTTTTCTTTTTTGTAGATTTTTTTTCTGCTTCTAGTTTATAACCATTAGCAAGAAACTTGTCTATATTATTATCCCATACTTCTAGGGAATTACCATCTTTGTATAGCTTTACTCTTTTAGCCATTACGCAGTACCTCTAACAAATTCATAAAATACTCTTACCACAATTCTCACTCCTCCCAAAGGATATAATGTTCCCTCATCAGAACTGACTTCTACTATTTTGGTTTCTAATGCGTTTCCATTTCTAGTTCTATCAGCATCTAAAGTTTCTTCTATAACCTCAATTAATTGGTTTCTTTTAGTATCTAGGTTGGTTTCTGTTCCTTTAACATATCCAACTAATACATAATCTATTGTGCCACTTCTTTTTCCTGCCGCAGTATCACCTAATGAAAAATCTTCTCTAACCTCATCACCTGTAGAAATATATATTGCAGGAAACTGTGTATCAGCCAATTCTTCTGGTAAAAATGGTTCACGAGTTATCTTAACTAATTCAATAGGTGAAGTGACTGCATCTAATACAGTAATTATATTTGCCGCTATATCTTCTCTTTTACTCATAATCTCAGTTCTCTTTCTAACACATTAAAGAATATCTTTTCAATATTTGTTTCTTCTTTTTTACTTATTCTAAAAAAGGGTCGGATAATCTTTTTTCTACCTACACCTGCTTCATCATGGAAAAATGCTTTTCTATTAGCTGATGCCTGTCTAAAGAATAATTCACCTTTGCTTGGTGTCACTTTACTTGTTAATGAACTAAACATTTGTCCTGTATCTGTTAAATCAACAACACCAGATTGTTTTACTAATCTTCTTTTGTATTTAGGGGAATAAGGTTTAAATACCCTGCCTCTAAAATCTATGCCTTTTTGTTGGGTGCGTTCTTTAATAGCCGCAATCTCAAAAGCTGTTGCATTGGCTAAGGCTCTTTTAATAGCTTTGGGTACTTGTTTAGATACTCTTTGTAGTGATTTTCTTACTTGAACAGAGTTGTCCTTGATGCGAACATCAGCAACCATTAACGAACTAATCTTAGATGATGTATAGGTTCTTTTTCACTAGCGGTGACTGTGCTATCGCCATCTTCATCATATTCAACTCCGTCACGCAATACTGCTTGAAATTCCTCTGCGTATTTGGCTCTATAAAATTCTATTTGTACTTGGAAAGCATCTTGCCCATCACCACCCTGTGGGTCTTTCCATTTCGTTAATTGAGGATAAATATATTCTGCTAATGCTTTGTAAATAACTGCTCTTTTCCATTGAGCATCAGTTAGTTTACTGTTATCCATTTCTAAAGTTGTGACTTTAGTAATATCTTTATATCGTACAGTATGGCGATATCTTTCCCACCATTCCTCACGAATTTGTCTTAAAACATCATCTTCTGCGAATTGTAATTGTGTATCAAAGTTTGCGATTCCATATTCTAAAATATCTGGTTGATAAGATGTGATATCTGAACTACCTACAGCTAATACTGATGTTGCCGCCATTAATCTTCTTTCTTCTTCCTAGTTCTTTTTGGTTTCTCAGCAGGTTTATCTTCTACTAATTCAAACCCTCTCATTTTCCAATGAATGAAATTTTTTTCATAATCAAATTTTGTTCTGGTAATAACTTTATCGCCTTTTTTTAATCTAACTAATTCCATTTTATTTTCCTTATATATCATAGGTGGGGAGTATATCCCCACCCATAGTTTATATTATTGGATTGATGAATCAAAGTGCATTTCTACACCATAATCATTATGCAATTCTCCAACGCCGTACACCGCAGAGGCTACCACCTCATCTGCACGAAGACTAGCATCTCGCTGTGTTTCAATTTTGATGTCTTGCATCATTGCGATT